CATCCCACTTGTTAGCCGTTTTTGCCCCATTATAGCGGTTGGTAAGCTGCTCGGCTATGGTAGACGCGTTTATTTCGGTCGCTATCCTGCCTCCGATGTTTTTGGTCGTTTCGTCGAAAATGTTTACCGGACACATATCTTGCTGAAGTTCGGGCAAGTCGTATACTTTGTCGTAAACATACAGCAAATTGAGGTCGTATTCGGACACTTTCGGCACTTCCGCATTGGTATTGTTGAAAAATGCCCCGTTGGTGTTCGCGCCCACGGTTCGCGCGCTCGCTTCGGTAGGCAATACTTTCATCATGCGCAACGTGCTGACGTTCGTTTCCTCTTGCTGGGTTACGCCGTAACCGTTCTTATGCACGAGGTCGACGAAGATGTTTTCTTTTACTTGTTTTGCCGCCAAAACCTGCGTGGCGGTGTCGTTTACATTATAAACCATAGTTCCCATAATTTTTATTTCTCCTTAATTTTTATTTTTGACCGCTTAATATAGCGTCTTTAAGTTCGCTTGCCGACATTTCCGACATATTCTTATCGCTGCCGCCAATCACTTTGCCGCCGAGTCCGAACGATTCGGCTTGCTTACGTGTATACTCTTCCATTTTTTCTTTAAGCTCGCTCATATCTTTGAGCGTGGCTTCGAGAGCCGACACGCGCTCGGCAAGACCTTCCATAATTTCGTTACGGTTGTCTTCCGTTTTGCCTATATCGGCTTCGGAAGCTTTTGCATTTGCGTCATCTTCGGCATCTTCTTTCTTTTCTTCCGCCGTGTCGTCGTTTTCATGCAATTCTTCCGTGTCGCCTTTACCCTCGGCATGTTCTTCGCCGAGAGCTTCGTGTTCGCGCGCTTCCGCCGATTGACTGTCCTCTTGTCCGTGTTCCTCTTCTTGCGCCGCAATGCTCTCATGCACGCGGTCCGCTATGGACTGATGAAACGATTTTTTATCGTCTTCCGACAGATTCTCGTATGCCCTGCGCACTTCTTCCAAAGTTGACGGCTTTTCTTTCTTGTCTCTTCCAAACATTAATTTTACCTCCGTTATTTTTTAGAACGTTCTTTTTTTGCCCTTTACCTTTTTTCTCCACGCTGTTTGTGTGCCTACTCGCGGCTGTGCCGCTTTCATCGCATAGCGGATTCAAATACTCGGCGTGCGCTTGCCCCTGCGCAGGGTCTTTTTATCGGGGTTTTATATAAAAATGCAACCGCTTCCCTTGTGGCGCGCATCGCATTAATCATATCTTTACACGCATCGGATAATATGCGCGGTGATTGTCGGCGCTGAACCGAATATATTGAGCATACAATTCCTGCGCCTGTTTATTGTATTTTTTATAATCTTTATCGTTAATGCCTTTGTTATCGAGCGCTTGAGCTTTTGCATTACGCACAAGCTTTTCAAGCTCGCGCTGTCTTTGAGTTATAGCATATTCTTTTTTGCGTTCCTCAGCGCTTACAGTTGGCAGTAACTGTCCTTTATAAGGCGATAGCTTATGTCTGCAGTTAAAACCAAGCAAACCGTTTTTATATCGTCGCCCCGCTTTGGTCGTATACCAAATATCGGTGACAACCTCCAACGGAACATATCTATGCCCGTCCGCAACTCCGCTTGTGCCGTCAAGGCTATATATGCGTCCCTGCCACTCGGAACATCGCTTCGAGCAATCCGCATGAGCCGAACACACAACGAGTCTTACACCGTCGTTACGCAAACTTTCTATGCTGTCTTGGTGGTCGTGATAACGCACTTCCATTTCGGCAAGATTTCGCAAACTGTTCCTGCCGGTAAAGTCGTTCGGGTCAAGCGCCTGAGCACGGGCAATTTTATCGAGAGTCGGTTTTACGCTTTCTTTCCATACTTCTTGATAATATCTATCAAGAGGTACGCGCATAGCATGAGCGTCATATTGCGTAATTCTTTCCAATTCAGCTTGCACTTGTTTTGATATTACCGATAAATTATTACTTCCGACAACTTTCCCCAAAAGCAAAAGAAGTTCGGGTCCGATTCTTATCGATTGCCATAAACCGCGCTGTCTGTTGGCAAAGTTTATCAACGATATGCGGATATCCGATTTGAGCGTGGCTATTACCACATCTTGCGTTGCCTTGCGTATTATTTTTTCGAGTTCACGGTTTACTTCGCCTTGCGTTATGCCGTATAAATACGCACGCTTTACAAGCATTCTTATGTCGCCCTGCGCTTCTTCTACGGCTTGCGCATACGGATTAAAGCGCTCTCTCGCTATTTGCATTATCTTCCGCCTCGAAATAGTTTTTATCGTCGAAATTCATGCCGCCGTAATTCTCGCGCTTAGTTTGCGCCTCGCGCTCGCTTTCAACCAACTTATAGTCCTCTTCGTTCTGCTCTTCGTCATCGTCATAATTAAAAGCATGATGAGCTTTCTTCTCGGAAATAAGCCCCGATTGCACGGCTTTGCTTAACGTATCGACAAGGACAGTAGTGTTTGTCATACCAGCTCTGCTCCAACGCACTTCCACATCGTCGGCATAACCGTAGAAACGCAAAACGTCGGCAATAAGTTCGTTGAGCGGTTTTTCGAATCTGCGGCGGGCATTCTCTATAAACAGCGTGGTTGCACTTTCTTCCGCGCTGACTTCACGCGCCGTGCGATTGCTGCCGTCCGACAAATACGAAGCAAGCGTACTTACCGAAATTCCTATGCTTGTTGCGATACTTTCCAACAGCATGTTACGGGCTTCTTTCCATTCCGACGCCCGCAATTCGAACTGAATTGCTTCGGGCTTTTGTTGGTCGATATTCATTGTTTCGACTTTCGTATACAGAAAATCGTCGAGCCCTGCGTTTTGCGCGCCTGTTTTAGCCTGTGGACTTTGCAAAGCTTTCGGCACTAAGATTCTGCCGCGCGCCAAATACATATCGGTATTGAAACACGTATTATAAAAGTCGTACTCATAAAGGTACGTCATGATATTCGCAAGCAAGCTTTCACCGAGACCGAGTTGCGGCACATTGGATATATCGTCCGAACCCTTAAGCAAATAACATCCGAGCGTCTTAAAGCCGCGCATGGCTTTGGGCTCATTTAATGCACAATCACCATATTCCGCTTTAAACGCTTCACGCACGCTTTTAGGCAAATCTTCCCATCGTATGTAATTATCGTTGACGCTTAAATACTGCACTTGCACGGAAGTGTCATATATTTTATATTCCACAACGGGTATTTCATCAATGAGTCCTATGCGCTCGAATCTGCGTTCTTCAACAAGCCCGTATCGCTTAATGTTGCCCTTTTGCGACGTACTCTCGTAAACGGAAAGCAAACTTATTACTTTGCGCAATTTGCCGCGTCCCGTTTTCTCGAAATAAAATCTGTCGGCTCTGAGATTATCCACCCACAGTTCGCCGCCGTCATTATTAAGCTTTATGAGAGAAAATCCGCCCGCAAAGGCATCTCTTACGCAACGCTTAACGGAAATCTGTTTCATTTGCCCAATCGTTGGATATAAAATCCAAAGCTTTACCTATTATTTTCCCGTCTTTGTCCACTACCGATGAGGGCTTTCGCGCATTGGCAAACATGAGATTTCCGCCGAACACGCTATCCGCCGCACGATTGACAATCGTCGTTCCGATAGACGTAGACAATAATCCGTACTGCGTGCCGTGCACCCACGGAACGTAGCCGTCATACCAATACAACCACAACCTCACCCAATTATTATAAAACGAATAATACGGAGCTGGCACCATTTTATAAAAGTCATTATTGTTCGTCCATTGCCATAGCTTTTGATTTGCTACGGCAGATAAAGCAAGCCGCGGCTGCTCGCAACATATCTCGTTTTCGGGCAATTTACTTTTATTATTCTCGGGCATTCTTTTGCACCTCTTTTTGTTTTGCCAATAACTCGTATTGCTTTTTTGCCGCAAGCGGCATGTTTGCATAGTGCATTCCTATAAGCTCCGTAAGTAATGCATTCGTTTGACTGAGTTCTGAAAGAGCCGAAAGCAATACATTAAGACAAGTCCCATAGAAATTTGTTTGCACACGCTTATGTCGCACCGCTTCGCTTATGGGCGCGCGCCCTTCTACGCCATGCGCAGCCGTAGACTTATCCGCCTCTTTACACTTTTCCCGATAAGCCTTTTCCGTCAATTCCACGTCTTTATCAAGCGCCTTTTGAATATAATTCTCTTTCGTTTCCATATTAATCATATACTCCTTTTCTTTCGGGCAAATACAAATTGTCCGGATTATTAAAATACACATTCGCACCGTAAGTAAGCGCGTCTGTGTAATCGTTCGGTATTATCGGGTCGAGTTTGCAATCTTTCCAAGTAACGGCTTCCAACTGATAAACAAGCGGTTCGGTATCTGCCGTAGTCGGCATCCAACGCTTATAATAGAAATCATTATATCCGCCGAAGTCGACTATTTTAAGCATATTCTTTGCAAAACAGTTATTAACAACGGCATTATTATTGATTACGTTTTTTTGCGTAAAGCCTTTTACCGTATGATACCCGTTAATGTTATAGCGTAATTGCGTTACCAAATCGGCAGCGGCGCAGTCGATAGCAAAATAACTCCCCACGCCTTCTTTATAAATTTCATACCGCTCGCACATGGCTTCCACATACTCGATTATCATATCCGTAATTTGAGACGGTGCGAGAATCACGCCCGTTTGCAACGGGTCGTAATAAAACCGTTCGAGCACATAAGCGCGTCCGTTACTATATACGGCTATGGGGACGATACCCGTGCTGTCGTGAGTAATTGCGCCGTCACCGCCCCATATCACATAACATAAACGCTGTCCGCGTATCTCTTCCCGCCATTGTCCTATCGATATGTAATGTTTATCGCGCTTAAACTGAGCATAAGCGCCGCCCGCAAGGTCGTCGAGTTCTCCGAGATAAAGAAACTTATACATAAGCGGATTATATTGCCGCTCGGTTTCTATCTCTTGCTTCGTAATAGCGTTGAGATATTTATATATCGACAGATAATTGGCGTCTATAAACTCGTATATGCCCGCATATCTGTATTTTCGGCAAAAAGCGTTCCACCAATGGGCTTTGACCTGTTCGGGATTTCCTGCAAACACTATCTTGCTCGGAATCGCGCTATCCAATGAACGCACAAACGTTGCTTTAGCCTGTAATAATGACTGCTCGTCTTTGAGCTGCTGCGTTTCATCGCAAATTATGAGGCTTATTTTATTATTGCGGTTTTTAAAGCCTTTACTTCGGCTGTAATCGCTTCCGCCTATACCCTTAAAGTAAATCGTATTGCCGTGTTTTGTCTTGATTTTAAGCGGACTTCTAAGCGCCGTATAATAATCGCTTTGTCCTATATCGTCGGCAAACGCAAGTATCTCGTTATACAAACTGTCTTCCAAGCTGTTATAATTTGCACGTGTAACAACAATATCATGGCGCTTATATTGGTTGGAATAAATATACACCATTTGTCCGAGTGCAAACGATTTACCCGAAATACGCGGACTATACATAATGATTGTATTTTTATCCGTTTTGTATAGTTTATCATAGGGATAAGCGACTTTAATTTGAAGCTGCATCGCCATTACCTCCGCTTGCATCTTCGTAGCTAACCACTATCTCCGTTATATCATAGGAATTATCGTCCGTCGTTTTAAGCATTTCCCATAATTGTTGCGCGGCTTTGGAACGCTCTCTTGTTTGCTCTTCAGTATTTCGCATTGTGTCCGAAAAATATTCCAAGACTTCGTTTAACGTGGCAATGCGGGCTTTTTTCTCGGGCTTAGTGAGTTGTTGAATATATTTTTGAGTTTCAACATTCTTCAACAATCTCTGCCCGATAGAATAAGCTGTCTTTTCACTATATCCCGCTCTCTTTGCCGCTTCGGTAGCATTCAAGCAAGCCGCATAATGCTCGCAGAACACTTTCTGTTTTTCGTTTAAACTCACATCGGCTCACTCTCCTTTTAAGACATGAAAAAAGCAAGGCGTTTTATTCCTTGCTATATTCTAAAAGCTTTTCATGTTATTTATATTCGCTTGGACTTCCTTCTACTATTTCAAAAAACTCGGGAGGATACAGATAATCTTCTTCCGACTCATCCATAACGCGATAATACCCATGTTTTTCAATCGCTAACACATTGTAGATTTTATTAGGCATTAAACCCATATAATTATCTTTAACAATATAGTCCATTTTATTTTTTCCGATATATTTTACTTTCATAAGATTCTCACAAATATTTCTTAAATTTTATTTCCACTTTCCCTACCGAAGGCTCTTCATACCAATGAATTTCCGATAGTTCTGTTGCTCCATCTATTTCCAACGTTGCTCTTGCTTTTACTTTTGCCCACTTTTCCGCATTGCCGCCGTACTGTCTTACAAGTCTATCTACATCACGTATAGGTGTTTTAGTCCCAATTCCTGCAAATATTTGTTTATTCGTGATATGCGTCCCTTCCGCAAAATGCGCCGTTTTTCCGTCGGGCATTTTTATATCATAGTTTCGATACTTGGCACCTACGCTACGCGGAATAATTTCGTCCGATAAATCAATCTCACGTGCAAGCTCTTTACTTATATCGGCAGCGCTCATTTTGGCGTACCGCTGTAATTTATCTACCGGTTGCTGCTCGCCCGCATTATTGGGTTTTGTGTCTGCCATAGTGCCTCCGTATAATAAAGGCACTACCTTAGTTTACCACAACTAAATAGCTATGTCAAGGTAGCGCCGCAAATTTGCTTGGGCGCTCGTGCGCCATAATCACACAAACGCCATAAAAGGAGATGACGCGAAGACTAATCTGCGGTTGCTATCCGCAATCTCCGACTCTACCATTATAACATATAAAAACGGGAAAAAAGTCTTAGACTTCTATACAATTTTTAATAACCGAAATTGTATTGCTATCATTGCTGCATAATTCAAAATATCCGTTGCCCATAAATAATAAGACGCTCGCTCTATGTATAATTTTTCGCACACCCGACGCTCGGACAGCTTATCGAAATATCGCAAACGTATCAAAGTATCTTTGCCGGTATCATGAAAATGCTCGAGCGTTTTTTCCACAACTCTGCACCATAACGCCGCGTCGCAACCTTCGGCTAATTTAATAGCTTTACTTTCGGTAGGATTCCCAACGTCCGAGCTGCCTCCCACAGCTCCGTATTTTGCCGTTAAACCGCATTCCGCCAATTCTGCGAGAGATTCCGCGCCGCTCTCTCTGTTGGCTTTGTAATCGTAAAACGCCCGTTCTACTTTGCGACGTATTTTCCTGTCAAGCATTATCCACACTCCCTTTTTTACGCATTTCGCAATCCCCGTTACATTTCTTTGCCGTGCAATTCAAGCACAAGGAGATACTGTTATCCGCTTTATGTTTCGGAAACTGTTTGCTTACTTCCTTTCCGACTATTGTGCCGCATATCGGGCATGAACGTATTCTATTAGGCTTAGTCTTCAATATTTTTTATCTCCTCAATTGCAAATAAGTGTCTATAACTTCCATAGCCGAGTCGGCGCCATAGCAGACCTGCGCAAGATAGCCGTTCTTGTGCAGTAGCTCAAGCCATTCGTCCTGCTCTTTGCTCGTGCGTCCCTTGCCGTATTTCATTTCTATGAATAAGCCGTGGTAGTCCGCCGTGGGAACGGGAATGAATAAATCGGGAACGCCCGCGCTCACTCCCTCGGCTTTGAGCTTTGCGGCTTCGGCTTTATTGCGCGACCCGCCGTTGGGAATTGCGAATACGGGAACTTTACGCAAGCGGCAGTAGTCAACCACAACGCACTGTTCGGCATGTTCCGTACTTAGCGGCGGAATATGATTCACTTGTAGATTATGTAAGGTCATTCGCTCACCTCGCAATAACACCAACTCTGCGGCGGACGGGTGAGTTCAAACCTTTTCGCCCATGCTTCGTAATGGCAATGCGTGTTAGGATATAAGGCATAAAGCCATTGTTCTTCCGTCATAAAGCCTTCTCTCTTAAACTCTCCCAACTCTTTCGGCTTGTCGTAGATTTTGAGAGCGGATATGTGCAAGCCGTAAAGCGGTTTATAGTACGGTAGATTTTGACGATATGCATAAACTTCTTCCCAAGATAAACAACTTTCCGATAAAAACCGTTTTAAATCATTTTCTTCACATTCTTGAAATTTTCCTTGCGGAGATAACTGCCACTCGTGAAATTCCTCTATACTATCGCACACAAACTCGCCGATAACTTTGCCGTTTCCAACTACTCCGCCGCTAATGAAAGCCGTTTTATAATTACAGCAATGAAACAACTCTGTGCTGCCATTACCAACCAACAAACAACTATGCACATCGCTTGCGGTGCAATAAATATAGCACTTAAACGGCGTATCGATTTGCGGACGCGTTTTGCGTACTTCAATCGTCTTACGACCGCTTGCTATAAGCTCGCACCATTTCGGCTGAATTGATAATATTACAGATTTCATCCCTCAATACTCCTTTACAAGTTCGTCGATTGTTCTTAACACATCTTCTAACGCATTATTATAAGCAAGACTCCGTTCACTTGGGCACTCGACTATACTTCTCTCAATCATCCCTTTCAGCTTCTCCGCAAACTCTTTAATGTTACCATAACCACGCATAACCAACATAAACGCTAAACACGTATAACATTGTTGTTCACAACCGTCCTCTACCATGTCGGGACATATATCCGCTATATCTTGTGCAAGTTTCTCTAATTGTTCTTGTTTAGTCACTCATTCTCTCCTTATCTATCACATCACAAAAATAACTTATATGTCTATTATTTATTACTCTCTCTTTTGGCAAAGTTTTAGCTTTATATAAGAATTTTATTACGTGACGTGGAAAATCCAAAATATACCAAATTGCAATTATTGGGCTAAACAATATAAACACTATCCACATAATTATCGTTCCAATTTCTTCAGAACATGAAGTAAACCTTTCCGGCATATATTTAAAATCATAAAAACATTGTTTTGGCGACAAAATCCTATGCCATTTCATTTTTAATACTATTCCGTCTTTACGTTTCATGTTTCTCTCCTTTCAATTCCGCAAGACGACGTTCGGCTTCTTTAATATCCGTAAACCACTCTTTACCGAATAATCCAAGCATTGAGCAATCGCGCTCAGCTTCTATATCGGGGTGACCTTCCGTGATATAGCATTTTGGATTTGAGAAGTACACTTCCACAAAGTTGCCCGTTACGACCTTATAACTTGTAAGCGTCATTCTACGTATTACGCCTTTTTTTACAACATAGCAATCCGTTCCGACAATACACGGTAGTTCTATAATCTCGCCCTTGCTCTCTGCCATTTCCTTGTTTTTATAGGCAATCCACTTTGTGCCGTAGTCATCGTACATATACAAAGTATCATTTGGTATTCCATACCACTGTATCGTATTAACACCGTTATAATGAACCTGCAAATATCGCCCTCGCATATACATCGGGCTTACTACCCACACCCAATCGCCTACTTCAAGGCTTTTCAATTGTTCAATATTTAATGGTTTCATTGTTCTCTTCCCTCTTTTATATCTACAAGTAACGGACGGACAGCCCCTTGTCTATAAACAACGACTTTTATTTCCGGGTTAGTCTTTTCGAGTTCTTCTTTCAAATCATCCAAATCAACACTTCCGTCCTCAATAAGTAAAAACTTTTCATAAGGTAATACTTTCATATCTTCAATATCTCCTTTATTTCTTTCTGTTTATCCATTACTCTCTCCTTTTTCATATTCCGCTATCGCTTCGAATAACGGATAAATCTGTTGCGGAACAACCGCATTGCCTAAGCATCTAAGTTTATCCACTCGAGCGGAAATCCCATTAGCCACGCGACCCACGTCGGGTTCAGTTTGCCAGTCCCCAAAACATCGCTCAATCCCGTTTGATTTTTTCCGCCTTTCTTTTTCTCTTGCGCCATAGGTGTAGGATACATTCTTACGACTGTTGCAAGTCTGTTGCCGCTCGTCTTGCTCGCGCCTTTTTTGTTGTAATTGCCGCATACCGTCGGAGTCGGAAACATATTCACATAACTTTCCAAACTCGGAGTATGCCCTCTTCTTTCCGCAGGACAATCCGCATGTTGCGAAGCTGTCGGCGTGGGAAACTTTTCCACAAACTCCGCAGGTTGCAGGGTTTTTCTCATAAATTTCGGACTGCGCTTCGTCATGCTCGCCGTCGGCGTTCCTATGAGCGCATATAAACACCCGTTCTCGCTTGTGAGGCGCGCCGACGTCGCAAGCTCCCCATATTCCCCACGACACACGGTACCCCATTTCGGTAAGGTCGGCAAGTATTCTCTTGAAGTACCGTTGATTAGCTCGGGCAAACAAACCGGGCGTATTCTCACCGACGAACCATTTTGGTTTAAGGTCTCGGATACATCGTGCAACTTCTCCCCACAAGTCACGCTCGTCGCCATCGCCTTTACCTTTTCCCGCAAGACTGTAGGGTTGACACGGGAACCCAGCGCTAAGGACCGTAATGCTTTCGGGTTCGATTCCGTTTTCTCTAAGCCGGGAAGCTGTAACTGTTCGTATGTCATGAAAATTCGGTACTCCTTTGAAATTCTTTGCAAGCACTCGGCTTGCGTAGTCGTCTATTTCGCACTGTCCTATCGTTTCGAAACCCGTCCATTCCGCAGCAAGGTCAATTCCGCCGATTCCCGTGCATAAACTGAAATGCGTTAAGTTCATAAATCACAGCTCCTCGTTCAGTTTTGCAAACGCTGCGTTTATTTCGTCTGCTGACATAACCGTTGCTCCTTTGTCGGCTTCACCGCTTTTTGCTTTATCTTCTCTGCACCATTTCAAAATGATAGTTTTAACATCAAAGGTAGCTTGCGGATTCCGTTCCTTAAACGCCTTGACTCGTTCTATGTAGTAGTCGCAGTTCTCTTTCCCGATTTTGTTGCATAAGTCGGTGTAAACATTGTCGGAAAGCCCTACTACTATGTTTTCTTTTCCTTTCTTTTCCTCTCCTTTCTTTTGTTCGAAAATGTCCGCATTTTTCCAAAAAATGTTTACATTTTTGCCTTTTTTGCTTGCATTTCCTATAAAAGTGTAAACAATAGGTAGGGCATATGCTTTTTCCATTATGACCCTTTTGCTTCGCTCTTTTGCCGTCAGGAACGTTTCTTGAATCCGCTCACTTGTCAATATGCCGTATTTCTCATACAGGCTGGATTCGAATACTCCACGCCGCAGGCAACAAGCTACTATTTCGGACACACAACTCCGACCCACCTCAGATAAGTGATAATCCCGTATGAACAAGAGTTGTGCATCTATATCCCATTTGAGGTAATAACCTCGCGCGCCTATCGCTTGATAAAGTTTCCACACTGTTGCAAACCCCTTACAGCCAAACTCTGCTTCGACAAGCGCAATCCTATCGTCTAACTTCACAGGAAACGGAAATGATTTTATTCCGTCATCCAATTCCGTTATACCTCCTCTTTATCCTTCTGCTTCCGTAAATTCGCCGTTTATAAGCTTATAAAATGTATCTTCTTTTATTCTCACGCCGTCTACTTTCTCTGTTTTAACGCATACAGGTATATTCATTTTTTCTTCGTCGCTCCATTTCCATTCGGCTAATGTTATCCAAGAGCCGATTTTAGCGCTTACGGCGCAGTTATGCCCGGCACAGTTAACAACAGAATATTTTCCCGAACTTTTGATTTGTGCGTCGTCACCCGAAGAACCGATTTGTGCGTCGTCACCCGAAGAACCGATTCGTGCGTTGTAACCCGAAGAACCGATTTGTGCGTCGTCACCCGAAGAACCGATTCGTGCGTCGTCACCCGAAGAACCGATTCGTGCGTTGTAACACGAAGAACCGATTCGTGCGTTGTAACCCGAAGAACCGATTCGTGCGTCGTCACCCGAAGAACCGATTCGTGCGTCGTCACCCGAAGAACCGATTCGTGCGTTGTAACACGAAGAACCGATTCGTGCGTTGTAACACGAAGAACCGATTCGTGCGTAGTTACCCGAAGAACCGATTTGTGCGTCGTCACCCGAAGATTTAATATTTTCAGAATCGGGCTTCGCCTCACTTTTCGTCTTCTCGTATTCAAAGTTGACACTTGCTTGCACTAATCTCGCAAAGCTTATTTTTGCTCCGATTTTGAGCTTTTTTGTGCAGAACTTTTTATTATCGTCCGTCTTTGGTTCATCCAATGCCTCCACTTCGGCAAACTCGCTCATATTGCCGTTTTCATCTACAAGCGGGTAATAATTTAATACTTCCAACGGCTCTTTGCAAAAGTGCATACCTTTCTTGCAAATCACAGCGCAGTCTTCTTCAAACACGGTATTCTCGGTATATTGCTTACCGCGACATATAAGCCCTTTTTGAAATGCTTTATATCCTTTCATGTTTTTCTCCTTTTAAAACGGTAATCCGTCGTCTTCTATAGGCTTAAGCTCGCCGACAGTTTTCTTCTTGGGCTTTTGAGCCGCCTGTTTTGGCTCTGACGCTTCGCCGCTGTTGCCGCCTATAAATTCCACGTCGTCCGCAACTACTTCCGTTACATAGCGTTTATTGCCGTCTTTGTCGTCGTAGCTGCGTGTTTGTATCTGTCCGCTCAACGCCACTTTCTTGCCTTTGACTAAGTATTTGCCGCAGTTCTCGGCTATGGTACGCCATGTTACGATGTTTATAAAGTCCGCGTCTCTCTCGCCGTTCGCATTGGTGAAATTGCGATTCACCGCGATTGTAAACTTACACACGGATATGCCCGACTGAGTTTGCGAAAGTTCGGGGTCTCGCGTAAGGTTGCCGACCAGTGTCACTCTGTTCATACTCTGTTCTCCTTTAAAAATTTCTCGAGCGGTTCGTTTCTTTTCAGAATCTCTTCCGCCCTCTTTTTGTTCTCGTTTATAGCGTGAATTACTATGGGAATGTCTTCCTTGCTCACGGCTATTTTGTAGCTCTTTTTGTCGCTTGTGGACGGCACGGGACATCGTTTTGCTATTTCGGAAACCATTTCTCTTGCCGTTCGCTCATTGGTATTAAACATAGACATTATTTCCGCTTTAGTCATCGGACGCACTCTCAACCGTCTTACAAGCTCATTGAGTTTCGCCTTGTTCTCATCCGTCAGCGTCATATTTCTCCTCCTCTTCGGTTTTCTTCCGGGTCTTTAATTTATACACGCCGCACAGCTCTTTATTGAGCGTTACAGACTCCAAATGATACTTTTCCATAAACCTGCCGTTGCTTCTCGCATGCGCTTCCTGATGATGTTTACGGCACAGCGGCAAAGCTCTGAGTCCCTCATGCGCTATCTCGTTGCGGTTATATCCCATGCCCACCGCGTCAACGTGGTGCAAGTCCGCTTTAAGTCCGCACACGGCGCATTTTTTATACTTAAGGCAAGTATAGACGTACTTTTTAACGTCGTCGCACAGCTCTATTAGCGGCTGTCTGCACGGCACTTCCCAAGCGATTATGATTTCCACAAGGAAGTCTATAAACTCGCTTGCAAGCTCCACCGAGCAATCCCCGAGCGAGAAGTCGCCCGCCATTTTCTCCAAGCGCTGTAGTCGAAATTCCCATTTCATAGTCTTTTTCACGACTTCGGGAAAGTCGCCTATAAACTCAGCTATCTCCTCGAGCATGGCGTATATCTTCTTGCGCTGTTCGGGCGTTATTGTGCGACTGTCCGTAAGCATTATTCGCGCCGTCGCATAGCCGCACTTTATAAACCGCTCTATATTCCCGTACTGCGCTCTTATGGTCATTTCTCCGTTTGGCGTGTAATCCGTTATTTTGCCGTCAATCAGTTCCATGTATTTTATCCACCGCCGCTATGAGGTTTTTGAAATCTACTTTATTAAGACTGTTGACTTTTATGCCCGGTCCGAACATTTCTTTTACGAGTTCTCCGCCGTCTTCGTTGCTCATACCCGCTATTTCGAGCGCCTTACAGAACAGCGTTGCATTACTCGCTTTATCCGCGCCGGGTAACTTCCATACGTCTAATATACTCATTGTTTCTTTGGGCGGTTCGGGGTCTTGCTTAGGCTTCGTATACTTTGAAGAGTCCGCTTCCCAATAAACGTCTGCGCCGACGCCCAACGCCTTACACGCCACGCTCAAGGCGTCTGTGAGCGCCATTTTGAAACATTCGTCGCTCATATGTAAGCCGCTCTTTTCTTGCACAACAAACGCACTGCCGCCCGTTCCCGGTATTGCCGCGCTCCATTCGCCGTTAATTTTAACGTATAAGTTAATATCTACGAATACGGCGATTTCCGCGGTCTCGGAGCTCGACTCCATGCGCTTGTCCGTGATTTCGTATTTCCACCCGACGCCACACATACCGAACTGCTCGGTAAGCGTCTTTATGCGCCACATGGGGTTGATATCCGTTTTGCCTTTCAAACGCCCGGCTTCGATTGTTCTTTGCGCGTTTTTCGGGACGGAACGCACCTTTTCGTATATTTCCAAATTATCCATAAACACCTCACTTCACCGTCAGACTCACCGAATCCACAAGTATTGCGCCCGGTACCTCTTCTCCCGCTTTTATTGCCGCTTTAATAGCTGTAGTATCGGGTTCGAACTTTGTTCGGATATATTGCGGCGGTATAAGATTTTCGTCCGTAATGACCGTTTTAGACGCCGCCCTTACGCTCAACGTGGCGCGGATTCGCTTGGTCTCGAACTTCTTTATATCTTCGCCCTTAAACCGCTCTATAAGCCAATTCTTGATACTCTCCGCCGCGTTCTTCTTAGCTTTCGCTCGTGCGGTTAGCCGCCTTATGTAGTCGTCTATTTCCTTTGCGTCCGCTTTAAGCTGCTCGGAGTATAAAAGCGAGTGTTCTATCTTTTCGTCACGCTCTTTTTCCCATGCGTCGAGTTGCGCAATGTCGAACACCATGCCCGTTTCTTCATCAATACCGTTTGCGCTCTCCTGCGCACGATACATACTTTCCAAAGCTTCGTCGTGCTCATATAGTTTCATACGTTCACCCCCCGACGTTCTCAAAAACTGACTTAGGATTTCACCCAATTTATTCGGGCTTATGTAAATTGCGTAATTGCTTTGCGAAGCCGTTATTTTGAGTTCCTTACTGCTATACGGCTCGACTTTGATTACAATGTCGTCTTCGTCATGAATTGTCACTGTCTTTTCTACATACATTTCCTTTCTCTCTCCTTTTATAAGCGTCCTTCCCACGCTCTCATATAATTTTCTTGTCCTTGTATGTACGGCGCCAACCGCGCCTTTACGATTTTGTGCATTTCCCAATACTTATCTGCCGCCCATAATATAGCGTCATTCAGTGAATTGTCACCCATAAACGTTTCTTCCTCATTCGGTAAGCCGTGCGACTCTCCGCGCACTCGCGCTTTTACGTAATGAAATGTAGCTTCAAAATCTACAAATACGCTAATACCTTGCATACCATAATAAGTTCTACTCTCAAAATGCGTTGCTCTCCAACTCCATTTGCCGTCTGAAACACACCTCGCTATGCCTTTAGCGACCTGTGCTTTCATTTTGCGTTCTTCTGCTTCTGTCATTTTTCTTTTACCTCCGTTTGTGGTTTGCCCACATATTGTGGTTATATTATAAACCCACAAATCGTGGTCTGTCAAGCAATTACCCACATTTTGTGGTATAATTTATTTATGGACAAAGAATTTAGTAATCGTTTAAAACAGTTAAGATTAGAAAAAGGCGCCACTCAAAAGCAAGTTTGTGATTGGTTAGGTTTTACCAAAAACGCTTATGGAAATTATGAACAAGGTATTCGTGAACCCTCTTTAGATGCACTGTGCAAATTATGTGATTTCTTTGGTGTTACTGCTGACTATTTACTTGGACGAAGCGATTATTGAGGTGAGCAAATGACTACACAAAAGACTCTTAAAAAAATGTTTGAGTGTGTGGCGCTAAATAGTGATTTTGAAACAACTGAATCAAACAGCGATGAGCTTGTAAACTTATTCGCAAATTACTTTTATCCACGCACATTTAAGATTTTTCCGCTTCGGGCTGTTAAAAAAACTTTGACCGATATAGAAGTTTGCCGTAAATTAGGTTACATAGTTATCGATAATTCTGCATCTATTCTTGAAGATTTTGTCGAATTGTCAAAAGACGGTGCCGCTCGTATTGAAAGCAAATCGGATAGTTTGAGAAACTTACTTATTCGTCTTGTCTTTACTTTGGGCTGAATTGCAAGCACAGTCGCTGCAAGTTTCCTTATTGACCTTATTAAAAGTCTTTTGCAATGAATCTATTGCCCTTTCCATTTTTTCAATACGCCTTTCCGCGTTTCGCATATCGGCAATAAGGGTGGCTATTAAAAATGAATTTCTTAACATCTCCGCTCCTTTACAGCTTCCAACTGTGCTTCTATAACTTCTTTTTCGCTTACTTCATATAACTCTGCGAGCTTAAGTATTTGCGCAAGCCCTATAGAACGCACTCCTTGTTCATAATTCGAAATCGCATTTGCCGTCACTCCCAACGCCGCCGCGACTTCCGCAGCGGTCTTTTTACTTTGCTTCCGTAATTCTTTTAGTGTCATCTCACTCTCCTTTCGTTTATTTGTCGGCGGTCAGCTACTCCGCCAAACACGTGTTTTATGGTCGGGAACGCAGGAATCGAACCTGCACGTTGCCGTCATTACAACGCTTTCCGAGAAATTCCCGTTATTGCGAGGAACTTGTCCCCGCGCAAGTCTTTTTAACAAATTTCGCTTAATATCATTTCAGCATTGACTGCTCGCACCGTCACCCAGTCCACATAAGGAAACTCAAGCCATTCATGCATTCTGTTTAGCGCCACTTTTTCGCTCCCGTAGGCGTATCTGCGAATAATGCCGCTCTTGAATTTAACTCTTAGCACATACATCTTTCTTTTGCTCCTTGCCATACATCTTACGCCGCCGCTCTATTTCCGCCTTTGCCGCGTTCCTCTTCGCCCGCGCTATTATCTCGTTTCTGTCTTTCATTTTGCTCTCCTTTAAACTCTCAAATCGAAATAATCTTTATAGCTTTGCGAAGTTACTCGCTTCCCAAGCGGCAACGGCTTGCCTTGACTTTGCGCATAATGACGTATGGTTTCTATCCACTTATACGCTGATACGTTCCCCACGCCCAAAAGTTCCATTATATCGCTATACTTCAACACGGGTTTATTCAATATCTCGTCCCGCCGTTCAATTGTGCACACGTCAATCATTTCTTTCATCTCCTTTATAATCTCGTTTAAACTCTTCCCAAGAGATAATCCGTAGTGCATTGCAAAGCGTCGGCAAGCGCCGCTAACACATCGCTGTTCGGCTTACGTATGCCTTTTTCATACGCCGCAATCATCTGCTGAGTAATACACACCTGCACCGCAAGAGCGGCTTGCGAAAGCTTTAAGCTCTCTCTTCTCTCTTTTAATCTGTCTTTAAACATGGGTTCACCTCTCGTCTTTTAATTTACAACCGTGTCGTTTTATGTTATAATATCTCCAACAGCAGCGTTGTAAGTATAGTATAATTGGAATTTCTCTAATTGTCAAGCAATTATTAGAGTTTTTCCAAATTTTTTTATTATATAAAACTTAGAGTAAAGCCATGCCGCGCAGAAGAAGAATTTTTACAAAAACAAATATGAACGCATTCGCCAAAAAGTCCGGGACATCATTAATAACTGCGGGCGTTATTATATTGATAATCATGATAATCGTCATAGCTGTAGTCGTTTCAAAACTCGACATGGGCGAATATACGCTTTTAATACTATCGCCCGCACTTCCGCTCATTATTACTCCTTTCGTTTTCTTTTATATGGGCATTGGAAAACTTAAAGATGAGAAAATTGCCAAAGAAGAGCAAGAGATATATAGAGCCAAATTATACTCTTCCGGAATATCCGATATTGATATAATGAGCGGCAGAGAATTTGAAAATTATTTAAAAGTTATGTTTGAAACTCTTGGATACATATGCACAGTTACGCCATACAGCGGAGATTACGGAGCCGACTTAATATTAGAGAAAGACGGAATGAAAATAGCAGTACAGGCAAAACGATACGCGAATAAAATATCCGTTAAATCCGTACAAGAAATTTGCACAGCGTTAAGGTATTATAATGCTAACGAAGGTTGGGTAGTTACAAACAACTATTTCACGAAAGCAGCCGTAAATTTAGCAAATGCTAATAATATTAAATTGATTGACCGCTCAAAGTTAATGGACTTAATGATTTCTTACAAATCTAATAAAAGCAAAAATAATTAACATCATATAAAAAATCCCCCTATTGCTAAGGAGAAAAATTATGAATAGCAAAATTGAATTGATTAACTCTTATATTAAGCGTTGCGACGAAGTTATTGACTTACAAGATTTCGATAAAGCTCATTCGCTCTTTATGGAAATATATAGTGTTTTTGGAAACGAATTGCCGAGTTGGTGGAGCGGTCTTCAATCCAACTACGGACGTGCTATCCCTGGTTGGGAAAATAGAAATCCGTTTTGGTTAGAGGATATGCCTGTAATCAAAGCAAAATTGCTTAACTATGCCGCCACATTGGAAGTTAAAACCACTCCTACAAATCCTTTTATTAATATAGTTAATAATAATACCGCAAATGCCACAGCTCAAAATACAATGGATTTTGAATCTACAATAAAATTTGCTCAACACAAAATTTCCGAAATGGAATCTCTTTCACAAAATGATACTCGAGAAGCTATCCAAAAATTAAATGAACTACTTGAAATCGCCAAATCCAAAGAGAACAAAAAGAGCAAATGGAATAAAATCGGTGCTTTCTTCAAATGGATAGCAGACAAAAGCGTAGACTTAGCTATTGCTTTCGCGCCGGCTCTTATGCAAGTTATAGGCTGTTTGTGAACTCTCAGCAAATAACCCTAAAGAAATTCCATAAGCTTTATGATTAACTTCATGAATTTTCTTTGTGTCGGAAAATATTAAAGTAGTTTGCATACCCAATGTAGCATTAAGATGTGAGACTATATCAAACAAATTTTCCACCGCAAGATAGTCCGCTAAAGAATTTACAAGCGAAGTTACTTCGTTATTACTTAATTCACGAACATGTTCCCCCTCATGCAAAATTATTTTATTTTCCGCGCTATCATAATTGAAATGCAAGTTATTCATATCCTTTTACCTCTCTCAATTTTTTTATAAACTTTGTTGTATTTATAGTATAGTTAGAGAAACTCTAATTGTCAAATGATTTTTAAGGAGAAATAAAAATGTCTACTAAACAACCCAACCAAGATGCTGATTTAAGTATTGTCAATCGCATTACCGACTTACTTGACCAACGCAATATTAAAGCAAAAGACTTTGCAAATGCCGTAGGAATACACGCATCTGCGATTTCCGAATGGAAAAATGGGAAAACGGCTTCTTATACTAAAATATTGCCTTTGATAGCAGATTTCTTGCAAGTCGATGTCAACTACCTTCTCGGACGCAAAGACACGCCAACGCTCGAGAAACCAATATCAAATCCTCGACCCGACCTTGTAATACCCGAAATCTTGCAACAAGTAGGTATTGGATTCAATAAAGGCGCAGAAAATTTAACGCAGGAAGATATTGACGACATGGCGCTTGCATTGGAACTGCGCCGCAAGAGAAAATAAAAAAAGCTCGGATATACCGAGCGAAATACATAAATAATTTGAAATTATTTTTTTATTGTTGACAGATGTTGTCAACAATACTATGCTATAATAATTGATATGGTGGTATTATTATGGATTTAAATGCACTTTATCAATTAGCCGAGCAAGACAATATAGATGTTTTTAATTTCCCCATTCATAATAAAAAAGCTTTCTGCATAGATGACGGCGATATCCAATTAATCGCCATTGATTATTCTAAGCTTGACTCAACAATCGAAGAAAAGGACATACTCGCAGAAGAAGTTGCTCATTTAAAATATAAACTGCTCTATTTTTTGACAGATTATAACAATCCTAATTTTGCGTCGAATGTAAGCAAAACAGAAGCTCGAGCAAAACGCCGCGCAGCCGAACTGCTAATCCCTCCCGAAGAACTAAACGAAGCTTTAAATAAAACTACCGCCATATGGGAGTTAGCCGAAATCTTTAACACAAGCGAAACAACAGTAACCACAGCAATAGAAAGTTATAAACGAAAGAATCTTTTAAGGAGCTAACCAATGGCAAGTTTCGAACAGAACAAATCATCGCAGTTGTGGTCCGTTCGCTTCCGTGTGGTTGAGGACGGCATTACAAAAAACAAACGGCTCAGCGGCTTCAAGACCAAGCGCGAAGCAAATGCCGCTTACATAGACTTTATGAATTCCTATGTTCCCCAAGTAAAGTATGATTCAAACGTTTCATATATCTACGACGATTTATTGAAAAAATATCTTTATAACAACGGCTTGGAAACCAAAGAATCCACACAATATGATAAAAAAGGCGTTTTTGCCAATTTTGTTACGCCATACTTTAAAGGAACAGACGTTCGCTCTTATAACAAAATAAAACTGTTTGAATGGCAAACCGCGCTATGGCAAACAACTCGCCCGAACGGCAAACCTTATAGCTATAAATATCTAACGAAAATCCGCGGCTTTTTCTTCAGTTTCCTTGCATGGATACAGGAAACTTATGATGTTCCCAACGCATTAAAATCGGTAAAGCTACCGAAAAGCACGGAGCCAAAAAAGGAAATGAACTTTTGGGAGCATTCGGAATTCGATACCTTTATTTCGGTAGTAGATGATATTCGCTTCTCCGCCCTATTCAATTTTCTTTTTTATACCGGGTGCCGCATAGGCGAAGCCCAAGCATTAACCGAATCGGATTTGAACAACGGTACCGTCCATATTTGCAAAAATATTATAAAGAAAACCGTGGACGGCAGCTTATATAAAATAAGCGCCACCAAAAATTATAAAAATCGCAAAGTACGATTGCCAAAAGTATTACATAGCAAACTTGAAGAGTTTTTGCAATGGAAACGTGCTCATAATTTGGAAAGTGATTTCCTTTTCGGGGATAAACTCTTTTACTCAGATTCCACCATACATCGCTATTTTAATAACTATATAAGCATTGCGGGCGTTAAACCGATACGCATACACGATTTGCGGCATTCTTACGTAAGTTTGTTGGTTCATTTGGGAAAATCAACAAAAGTTATAGCCGCGCTTATAGGCGATACCGAAGAACAGGTTATAAAAACTTACTCGCATTTATACAGCCAAGACACCGCAAAAGCAGTAGACGAAATTGACGTTTTCCTGCAAAATCGTACCTAAATTGTTCCTAAAAAATAAAATATACTATATATAGTATCATATATAGCAGAAAAACCACCATATTTGGTGGTTTTTCGTCTTGGCAGAGAGGGTGGGATTCGACAAATAGCACTTTTTTGTAAAATATTGCTCAAATTAGCCCCACTTTATATATTATTTTATGTTATTTTTTATGTTAATTTTATTTTTTGTACCTAACGCCGTACCCAAATTAAACTATTTTTCAATTCGCAATAGCAAAAGCGGCTACCGTTCATGGTGGTCGCTTTTGCTATTTTTTCTGACTTGAATAATCTTCTTGAGCTTTTTTACAAGACAAACATTCTGTTTTACTTTCTATGCGACGTATTTCACAATCATTTTCAATCATACATTTAACAATGTCAACGATTTCATGGTCCAGCTCTTGTGGAAATAGATGTTTCGTTATAGTAATTGGTATAGTTAACATAGAACCTATAATAGAGACTAAAGCTGTAATTGCTCCTATAATGTTTCCTACAATTCCAAAATCAATGCAAAATAAAGCTACAATAAGACTAATTCCAAAAAGAACTAATATGACAAAAATTAATACAGATAGATTGAAATACCTTTCTCTATATTCTTTAATTTCTTGTTTATTATCCTCATAATTTTTTATATATTGGGCTAATAAACCAGTATATTTTTCATCTCTTTTTTTGGCACCATCAACACCAATAGTAGGCAATCGCTCCGCCATATTATCTTTTGACGGCGGCTTTTTCTCTGCGTTAATCGTTAATTTTTGAGTTTGCTCTTCCCCATACGGAATATCTATTTCTTCATTCATCATATTCCGCCTTATGTCGCACAAAATAGTCTTTTATATCTTCAAAGCTAATAATGCCGTTAGCATACGAATTTGCCCAGGGCGTATCTTTTTGGTGTGTAAGCTTAGAAAGCTCAAGACCTGAAATCCGTGAAAATTTCTTACAAATTATATTAAATACCTGTTGCAATATATTGTAATTTGGATTATCCAATTTTAATGCATAGGCATGACCTTCGGCATCCGTTGCATACCGATAAATATCCTCTGCCCCAAATGATTTAAACTCATGATACACAGAAGATAAAACAGGACCATATTGCCATGCTTCAAAATTTTCCGAAAATAACTGCTCATTTGTTTTGGCAGCATAAACCCCATAAGTAAAATACAATAATTTTTGTAATTTCATAGGAGTTAAATGTTCTATTCTGCCTTCAAATGACGCTTTAATAAAATTATTCGCAAGCCAAATTGTGGGCACCATAAAACGTATCTCCTTATTTATATCCTTCTATATATATTATATCACACCTTGTCAAGTAGTCAAACAAAAAATCATTATTTATTTTTATTCTTTTACTTTCCCTGCATTTTCCCACTCGTGAAAAAGCTCTATAAAATCTATCCTACGCAAGATTACTTTGTCTTTCTTTACCGTGAAGCCGTCGCCCGACATTATGCCCGAGAACATGGCGGTAAGACACATTACTACACGAAAGATTATCATTACCACCGCCATTATACCGCCATAGTGAACGCCCGACAAAACTATGTAGGTGAGTATTGCCGACCATAAAATCATCGGCATAACTTTGTTAAATATGCTCAAGTAGTCTTCCGCTTCTTCGTTGAAATCTATGCCGTAGCCCTTTACCCTGTTGCTGTTGCTCGTTATGCACAATGGATTAACGGGCTTGACCCGTACCCGTTTAGCTCGCTCTATCGCCTTAAGTTGCTCATCGGTAAGCTTATCGTAATTCCCGCTATCAAACGTTACTGTATCAATACCTGCAGCATGCACTATAACTAACTGCTTTACTCTTTTCAGTTCTTCGGTCTTGACCTCGCAAAACCGCGAGAAACGCTCCAATTCATTCTTGGCGTGTAGCTCTTCCACTCGTTCCCCGTAAAGCTTTTTATTCTGCTTATATGGGTCAGTCTGTCCGCTCAAGCGCTTCTGCCGCCAACGGTACGGAATAAACACCGACAATTGCAATACGAGGTTTACGGCGAAGTTGAACCAATCAAATGCCCCGTCGCCCTTTTCCATATCCACGAACGACAGAAACACCATGAGCAGAATAACCGCGCCGAAGATTATGTGCGCCACGTTCTCACGGACAGCGCGTCCCGCCTTTTCGGTAATTTCGTCCACTTTCATTTTCATTATGCACTCTCCTTAGCTTTCAGTTCGTCCACCGTGGTTTGTTTTGCGGCATAAAAACCGAATTTCTTTAATGCCTGTGCTTCTTGCGGGAAAGACAGTTCTATGCGCTTATAGAATCCCTTAAACGTAAGCTCGTCTACGCCGCAAGCAACTATAGTGGCGAGTGAAATTATCTTTGCGGGCAGAATTATACTCTCCACCACTACGCACAGCACAAACACTATCACAGCCACTACGAGGGCGCTCGGAGCCTTGAACTTCTCGGCAAGCTTATCCTTTGTAAGTAGCGCCGAAAGAAGCATTGCGAACACTGCGGCGCCGCTTATTGCCGTTGCGGGACGCGCGGTAAAGAAATCTCCCACTATAAGCATTGTTATAATGGGAGTTCCGAACGTGAGCGCGGTGCTTATGCCCTTATATGTATTATACTTGGCTACTTTAGTCATAGCGCACCCCGCTTACCGCTTCTTCCTTTTTCTCCGTCATACCGGCTATGCGTTTTACCTTCTTCTCGGACTCTTTTGTTGCCGACGTAAGCTTTTCCATTTGCTCGCGCAGTTCCGCAACTTCGTCCACTATTGCTTTGCGGCTGTGCGCTTCGGCGTACTTGCCTTCGGCTATAATTCCGTTTATAACGTCGAGCGTTTTGGTATTCGGCATAGAAACGCTGTAAGCCTGTCCCTGCACCTCAAGGACGCAATTGAGCTTTATATTGCTCTGTGCCTGTTCGTCTTTAATTTCGGCTATAGCCTCGTTCTGCGCCGTCATTGCGGACTTTATTTCACGCATCTCCTCGCGCAACGCTTTTATCTCCGCGAGACTTGCTCTAAGTTCCCTGCTGCTGTCGGTATTGGCGGATATTGCCTTTTTCTGTCGCAGAATCTGCCACATATTGGCTCCGACCAACACTAAATTAGCGGGCGTAAGGACACCCGCTATTACCGCCGCATGACTATTAAGCCACGCCCACACTTGCTGAAAAAATGCTATCATTGTTTTATTTCCTCCGTTTTATAATATTTTTGTTTTTGTCGCTTCCGCCGCTTGCTCATACTTAGCTTTGGCTTCAAGCAGTTGTTGAGTTGCCTCTTCATACATTTGCTTTAAATTGTCTAAAGCTTCTTTGTCTTTTTGCACTTCTTCCGTTATTGCCGCAAAATCTTTTTTAGTCGCCAATTCTTTTGCGCCGTCCGAATCCACCCAAAAAAGCTTACCGCTTTTCGTTTCCGCTATGGTGAACTCCAACTCGTTCATCTGCGGCAATATATCACTCGGTAGTTTTGTTAATCTTATACTCATTTTTTTATTTTTCTCCTTAATCTGTTCTCATCCACTGCGTTCCAAGCTTTGTCATTATCAAGGCGTGTATTTCGCCTTTAAAGGACGTTGCTACTGAACGATAACAATAAGTATGAACTTTTGCAGTCCTTGCCGCTGTACTAAAAGGAATAACCATAGACACAACAACACCTCCCCCATTACTCAAAGTTGTTCTGGCATTAACCAGTTTATTATCTACACGTAAACCACAATTCATTATAGTCGAAGAGTCTGTAACATTCGCTTCTACATATCCAGTCAAATATGCGCAAGAATTCGCAGGAATAGATAAAGTTATCAAATCCGTATCTACACCTGGTGAACAACTTATATAATTTGAAGAAGCAATTTGTGTTTTAACACTTCCGTAATAATCACCTATTTGTGTCCATGTGCCGCCAAATAAAATAGCAGGCGAAGATGAAGATGACTCGTTTATATACACACTTCCTACAGGGTAACTTGCTAACGCATATCCGCCGATTATTTTCCACTGCGTACCAGTATATATAAATGTTATAACGCTACCCGCTTTCCATTTAATATAATTAACATCCGAATCGCATACTATGTATTTCGCCCCAGTACCGTTTACATTAGTTGCGGTCGAGTTACAGTGCTTGAATACTCAAAATGCACGGTTACTCTTGCGCCAACAACAAGCGTAAAGCCTGTAATAGAAACAGTCTTTTCTTTTATATTTGAAGATGAACAAATACCGTAATGCGTTATCGCTGCCGAACCGTCGAAAGTGACACCGTCTATTGCTTGAGAAGTTTGCAATTTGCTTGCGCTTGCTGCGTTGTCTGTTACCGCAAGCGCCCCTATATCGGCGGGCGGAAGCGGTATGTCGGGAGAAAGAGCTTTATTGTTAATTTTACGCAAAATCGGAACTCTCGAAGTGTCCGACGGGTGTCTGTGGTCGCCGCGCGAATAATTTCCCGAAGTTCCCGCACTTGCAACACCGTCCATTAAAGGCGTTGCGTCGCTACCGGGAACGGAAGTATTCGGTGACGGTTTCCTACTATCTGTCCAAGCATTGTTTTGCCAAATATATGTGTTCCCACCTACTATGTAAGCATAGTCATTAGGCGTAGCAGTTGGATAAGCTTCTTGCAATGCAGCAACACTTTCAAACATGCCTCGGAAATGGCTTTCATTGGAAACGTCTTCGCGCAAGCCCTCTATGTCCGACTGTATTTGCGGAATTTGTTCGTTTATACTATTTAAATCTTCTTGGTCTTGTTCCGTAAAATTCAGCCCGTAATAAGACACCGTATAGCTTGTGTTTGTGGTGCCGTCCGTATAGGTTAAAATAGTACGCGTCCACAGATATTGCCCGGGCGGAACAGTCGGAATAGTTGATTGCCAGCCCACGTCGGGTGGAATGGTCCCCGATGTGCCTACATTATACGAAATATATGCAACCGAAATGCCCCGTCCGTTTTTCGCGGATACATTAATTTGTTTGGGCGGACTTTTAGTATAAGTTATAGTTAAAGGCGTCGTAGTACGAGTCCCGTCGTCCGTTGCTTGTTCCGCCCATATACTTACTATTCCGTTGCCGTCTTCGCCTTTTAAGCCTTTGCCGTTCCATATTCTAACCGCCAAACCTATGGGTTGCGCTACGGCTATCGTAATATTTCCCGAGGCGTCGATAGTATATCGCTCAACAGCGTCATTGACGTGGTTGCCATTTACTTCACCGAATTCGACCCACAAATCTTTTATCGTTGCTCCGTTTTGCATTTGTCCGTGAGTAGTTGCAGGAATTACAGCTTTATACCCCGTTACCGTTGTGCTATCGTCTGCGTATACAGGCTCCCATGCGCTCTTACTAATCACTCCCGTATATGCCGCTATTAAATACGCGGGCGGGTCGGAACCCTCACCTATTACTATAGGAAAGCTTTTAAGCCCTTTATTATCCGTATACGTAAAGGCGTTATCCGTCCCCGGTACTTTCTCAATTTTTGTGACAAGGGGGTCTTTAGTGCGGTCATTGAGTTGTTGGATATATAAACTTAATAAATCATATACGCCCGGCTCGGGAGTTGCGGGCAAATCGGGCAAGACGCTCTCTTCTATGATAACTCGGCACATATAGCTTGTGGTGTTGCCCTGTGCCGTTACTGCGTTTAAGGCTATGTAAAGGTCACCCTCTTGCTCCGTTACGCTAAGCGGAAGATTGAAATGCCATGCGTTTGCGTTATCCGTTATGCTTTGCGGCATATATTCCATAGGCGCATACCTCTCGCCGTCGGACGACTTCCAATACAGCCCGTTCGGAAGAACAAAACCTATTTGCAAC